AGCGTTCAAACTCATCGAGGCACAACAAAAATCTTTACAAGGCGACATCAAAAAGCATAAAGACTTGCTATCAACTAGAAATAGTGAAATTGCCGAGTATAAGAGAAAAGAACAAGAAAAGTTGAGCGAAGAAGAAAAACAAAAACTTCATTATGCCGACATGGAAAAAGAGATTGCTTCCTTGAAAAAGGAAAATGCCCTTAACAAAGAAATCAAAGACTTAATTGGTCTTGGTTATGATGAAGAACTTGCTAAAAAGTATGCCGAAGCCAAATTAGAGGGCAAAAGCACAATCGAGTTTCAAAAACAATTTTTAGAAGCCAAACTCGAAGCCCAAAAGCAAGAACTCTTAAAGGGTGGCAAAGTGCCAAATGTTAATGCGCCTGATGGAAGCATAAAGTCGAAAGAGGAAATTATTAAAGGTGGTTATGAAGCGATGGCAAAATTGCAAGCCGAAAACCCCGCCCTCTTTGAACAATACTTTGGTAAAAGCGAATAATCGCTAATACCTAATATGCCAATTAGGAGGAAAAATTATTATGGCAAAGTTTGATGAAAAACAATTTAACCCCGAAGTATTTAGAAGATACATGACAACCATTGAAAACCCAAGAGTTAATCGTTTAATTAAAGCAGGTATCTTCGTTATCGACCCATCATTACAAGGTGTTTTACCTGATGGTGTTGGTGGCAACTATATGCAAGAAAACTTCGTTGGTCGTTTAGCAGGAAGCGATGTGGTCTATGATGGCTCTACAAATATTACTGCTAACACTCTCAATACTTATAAGAGAGGTTTGGTCGCTATCGGCTTCGCAAGAGCGTTCAAAGAAAAAGATTTTACCGAAAGCATTACAGGTAAAGATTTTATGACTAATGTTGCCGAACAATTAGTCGAATACCAAGATGAAAAACACCAAGACATTATGTTAGTCATCTTAAAAGCATTATTTGATAGTTCAAATGGTGTCTTAAAGTCCAAAGTTGTTAAAAAATCTCTCGCTTCTTTATCCGTTGCGGACATCGTTGATGGTTTAGCATTACAAGGCGATAAGAGTGGAAACATTCGTGCTATTGCTATGCACTCTGCCGTTTTATCCGCATTAAAGAAAGCCAATTTAGTCCAAGCCGTTAAGTTTTTAGACACAAATGGTATCCAAAGAGATTTAGGTATCTATCAATGGGATAGCCGTGATGTCATCGAAGATGATAGTATCGCACCAGCCGAAAGTTTCGCAAAAACAACCGATGTTGCTATCGTTAGCGGTAAAGTCTATTACACAAAGAGTGGCGATGATTATACACCTGTTGCTACACCCGATGTCAGTGATATTGGCGACTACTATGAAAGAACATTAAAATACCCTGTTTACTTACTCGGTGCTAATGCTTTCACATGGCAACCTCTCGGTGTTAAAGTGGCACTCGAAATGTGGCGACAACCATTAACCAATGGTGGCGAAACCTATTTAATCAATAGAGAAAGATACATTTTAGCCCCTTATGGTGTTGGTTTCAAAGCAAGCGGTATGAGTGGTTTAGCACCAACAAGTGCCGAATTAGGAACTGCTACATCTTGGGAATTAGTCAACACAGGTGGCGTTAGCCCTGTTTCAATCGAATTAAAGACTATCCCACTTGCTTGCATTGAGTTCTCAATTTCAGGCATTTAATTCGTAAAATTAAAAAATAAAATAATGTGAAGTTGGAGGTAGATTATGGAAATCGAAGAAAAGGTCGAATATATGCAAAAAATGATGGAAGATACTGCCATTGATTTTGACACCGCCCAAATCTACCTCAACTTTGCTAAACAAAAACTAATCAATCATATTTACCCATTTAGGAACGATGTTGTTGAATTGGAAAGTAAATATGACTTTGAACAAATTGAACTCGCTATTGTTTTGTTTAATAGAAAAGGTGGGGAGGGCGAAGAATACCACAAAGAAAATGGTGTTGACCGAAGATTTAGAACGGAAGCACAAATACTCGCTTCTATCCCCAAGTTTGCAGGTTTACCAAAATGAGAAATCTACACATAAATAAATCGAAGTTCTTTTATCTCAACTATGTTAGCAAAGTAAAAGCCAAAGATGAGGATAATAACGACACAGGCGAATATATTAACTCTTATACAAGACCGAAAATGATTATGGGGCATGTATCGGGTGCGAGAGGTAGTAGTCAAGTCGAAGTGTTTGGAACTGAAATTAATTATGATAAAACAATTCTCTTAACCAAAAACGAGTTCAAAAAAACCAAAATTAACGAAAATAGTGTGTTCTTCATTGAGAGGAATGTGGCTTACGAAAACAATGTGCCATTATACGACTATCGTGTAGTGCGTATTGCCGAAACCATAAATGAAGTGTTAATTGCCATTGAGAAAGTTGGTAAGTAGTTATGTCAACAAGGCAAGAAATAATAAAACATATAGACCGCTTTGTTAAAGAAAACACAAAGAAACACCTTAACGATGTGGTTGACTATGCTACTAAATCGGCACAACTAAATTACGATAGGTTTTGTGCGTTTGAATTGCCTACTGATTATCCTGTCATTTGGGTCGAAAATACCCCGATAAGACAACATACCGATTATTTCTTTTCTAGGACAATTACCGCCATTGGAACAAGTAAGTCATTGTTATTTGCCGAGTTTGGTGCAGGTAAATATTTCTATACCGAAGTCGAAACTAGACTTTACCACGACATTATACCGAATGATAGACCTATTGGTGTGTCAGGTATTGGCGAATATGGTGTTAGAGGCAAAGATGACTATTGGTTTTATAAAAGCGAAACAGGTAGAGAAGCCAAAGGCACTTATGTTGTAAGACATAACAAAGCAGGCAACCCCATAATGATTACACATGGTAATAGACCCGCTAGGGCTTTATATCGTGGTGTTGGCATGGCGGTTAGAAGATTATTAGGAGGGAAATTGAAATGATTGATATATCTAATGAAATATATACCGAATTAGAAAATGCCCTCGCTCTATATGACACAAACATCGAAACCGCAGGCGTTTACCAAAATGCCCCAAGTCATTACCCATTCGTTAGTTTTGAAGAAATCGACAACTCTATCTATGAACAAGGTAGTGATTGTTGCGAAATAGAAAACTTTGTGAATGTTGATTATGAAATCAATGTTTATACACAAGGCGATAATAAAAAAGGTAAAGGCGACAAAATCGCTAATGTGGTCGATACCTTTATGAAAAGTAAAGGTTTTATTCGTAGAACGAGAAACATTTTACAAGATACTAACGAAACCACTTATCGAATAGTTTTGCGATATAGTGGCGTAGTTTCAAAAGACCATACTATTTATAGGAGGTAAAAATTATGGCACAAATTACACAAGGCGTGCATTTAAGATATGGTGGCACAAGTTCTAGTCCATCTTGGGCGAGAATATCACATGGAACTGCCCCAAACATTAAATATCTTTGTATTAAAGACTTCCCTGATTTAGATAACGCACAAAAAGACCAAGTTGAAACTACGACATTATGTGATAGTGTGCATACATTCATTGATGGACTTGGAAACCTACCCGAAGAAATTAGTTTTACTTGCAATTACGATGAAGATTTATTCGATGTCGTAGCAGGTTATAGTGCGGAAGCATGGTGGGGCGTTCAAATCGGTGGAGGCGATGATACCGCAGGCACATATCCTATTTGGAAGTTTAAGGCAACCGCTAGAATGGTTTTAGTGGGCGCAGGTGTAGGCGATGTATTAGAAATGCGTGTAGTCCTCACACCAAAAAGCGAAATCGAAAAAACTACAAATACAATTTCCTAATAAGGAGGAAGATTTATGGCTCAAACAACACAGGGCGTTCAATTAGTGCATAGCACCGATGGAACAAGTTATACAAAAGTAATTTGTATTAAGGACTTCCCCGACATTGATAAGGGTATGCCCGACCAAGTGGAAACAACTACCCTTTGCGATAGTTCACACATGAACATTGATGGTTTAGGCAATTTGCCCGAAGAATTATCATTTACTGCCAACTATGACCCAAGTGATTGGTCTAGTGTTCAAACCCTTATCACAAACGATGGTGGCGAGGGATATTGGGGCGTAAGAATTGGTAATAGTGGTAAAAAGTTCTTATTCAAAGCCACCGCAAGATTAGTGCTTGTTGGTGGAGGCGTTGGCGATGTCCTCGAAATGAGGGTCGTATTAACCCCAAAAAGTGCAATTACAATTTCTTAATTAGTTTAGAAACCTAAAAGGAGGTTTACTCGAAATGGCGAGAATTATTGATTTAGAGTTTAAGGATAAGGCATACATGATTGAATATAACCGAGAAAGTGTTATTAAAGTTATGTCTAACCGAAAAGATGATGATGACACATTTGATATAGCAATTACCTTAATTGAATGTGGTTTACTCAAACATCACAAAAACGATATGCCCGATAGGGAAGATATTGTTAGTTGGTTGCTTAATATGGGCGATGATTTACAAAAGTTCGTAGAAGCATTAGAAGATAGTGTTAAAGAAGTATTAGAAGTAATACAAAGCGACCAAAAATCAAAAAACTTGAAGTGGGGGGTAAGGAAGTAGAAAAAACTACAACCCCCCAAGATATAATTGACTATCTCAATGACCTATTCGCTTATGCTCTTTCAATAGGAATGACCTATAAACAATATTGGCATGATGACCCATTACTATTAAGAAGTTATCTCAAAGCCGAAGAATATAGGCAAATTAGAAGAAATAATGAGTTTTGGCTACAAGGACTATATGTGCATATCGCTATTGGCGATTTAGTGCCTGTGCTTAACCCGTTTAGTAAAGAACATAAAGCAAGAAAATACCTCGACAAACCTATCCCAATTACTAGAAAAGAGCAAGAAGATGAACAAGCCAAACAATTAGTATTTGAGAAAAAAGTTGAGGCGTATATGAATAGTCTAGTTGGTAAAAAGTTAGGAGGTTAGCAAGATTATGGCGAATATCGAATATGATACCTTAACGATACAAATTAACGCTGATAGTAAGGTTGCTACCAAGAATATCAACGCTCTTGGTCGTGGTCTTGCTAAACTCGACCAACAAGCCAAAGAAATCGACAAGGCGAAAATTGAAGAAGTAAAAACGCTTTTACTAGATATTGCAAATATCGACTTCTCTAATGTGAGCAAGGGTTTACAAGATGTAGTAAGTGCATTTAAGTATTTTCAACAAAATCGTTCTAATAAAAATAACAATGGTATTTTCGGCATTGGCTCGCCACAAGCGTATGCGAAAGAGTTAAAATCATACGCTAGATTGTCTAAAAATGTAGATTATGGTGCTAGTTTAGGAAACAACGAAGCCACAAACATTGAAGTTAGTAAAAAAGTAAACGAAGTTGAAAGTTTAACCAAAGCATTAAAGGAATTAGGTTTAACAACAAAACAAACAAATGCCGTTTTTAACGCATTAGGAACTTCTATAAATCAACTATCTTTTAGCGAAGAACAATTTAAGGCAATAGCCGAAGTCTTAAAGAAAACAGGCAAGAGTGCCGAAGAAGTCAATAAGGTTATTGAGAAATTAAGAGAAGAAATTAAAGAATTAGATGAGGGTGTTGGCTCAACAGGTCGTTCGTTTGGCAAAATGTTTGTCAACATTATGAAATATCGTGTTGTCCGTAGGTTGATACAAAATATCTTCCAAGAAATGCAAACTGCTTTCCAAGATTTAGCGTTATTAGACCCATCATTTAATGAAGCGATGACTACTTTATCTTCATCGTTATCGTTTATCGCTCGTTCGTTGGTTAGTATTGTCGCCCCTATTGTTAAGGCGATAGCCCCCATTGTTGAATTAATCGCACAATCGGTTAATGAAGTAGCCAACATGTTAGGCGGTGCTTTGGCTAGTAGTTTAGGTCAAACATTCTATGAAGCAACCGAAAGGGTTGATGACTATGCCGAAAGCGTGAAAAAAGCCAAGTCAACTACAATGGGCTTTGATAAATTAAATATTATTTCAAAAGATAATAATAGCGGTTTTGCGGAGGGGCAACAAATCAATACAACAGGAAAACTTGCCGAAACCTTTGCGAGCATTACTGCTAGTATAAAAACATTAATTGAACAATTAACGCCTCAAATCTCAATGATTGCTTATTCAATCGTTAGAGCGTTAGAAAAGGCAAGTCCATTACTTATTGACATTACCGATTTATTTGTTGAGTTAATCTCTCTAACTGATGATAGCGTTAATATAAGCGTTGATATGTTTATTGAAGCGGTTGGTAGTCTTTTAAGAAGCACTGCTAATCTAGTGAAAACACTTAAACCATTCTTGGTATTCTTAACATTGGCATTAGCCGACATTATAAACAAGATAAATTGGATACTAACTGCTATTTTTTCCTTTATTGATGTAATCGCAAATGTTTTTGGCACGATACACATGGGTATAAATGGTATTATTAGTGGCGATTTTACGGCTTTAAGAACTGCGTTTATCGAATTGGTAAATGATTTAACAAGAAACGCAATCAATATCATCTACGCATTAATCAACCCAATTATTAGTATAGTAGTAAATACCATTAACACTTTTATTGGATATGTGAATAGAGTTATTAAGAGTGTAAATACTGCATTAGAAAAAGTCGGTTTAGACAAATACAAAATGAGTGAAATAGAACAAGTTGATTTTAGTGGTATTAGCACAACACAATATAACCCCACATATACACAAACTTTCTCAACAAGTGATATTGCTTCGCAAATCGCAGGACAAGTTAATCGTAATAATAAAAGTGGTGGTGGAAGCGGTGGCGACATTGTTATTCAAATTGATGGTAGAGAAGTCGCAAGAGCCGTTAATAAAGCAAATGCAAATAGTGGCGATAGATTACTTTATGGAGGCAACTTAAATTATGGCGAATGATTTAATTACAATTACAAGTGGCTCATATACTGCCGTTGCATTACCTGTGCCAAGCACATATAAAGTTTTATCAAGCACTATTGTAGATAGTGGAAGAAATGGCGATGGAAAAGTCGTTGGTAGTGTCATTAGAAATAGCGTTAGGTCTATTGAAATCTCTTGGAACTTTTTAAGTAGAGCCGAGTTTTCGGCATTAGCGAGATTATTTGATAGCGCAACTTACGATGGAAATTATGGTAGTTTTTACTTTTCATGCACTTTCTTTGACCCAACTGCAAATGCCTATATTACAAAAGATATGTATGTAAGCGATAGACCAACCGATACCGCACAAATAAAAATGGACTATGATAGCAACAACAAGCCCATACCTGTCGGTTATGTAGGCGTATCAATTTCTTTAATCGAGGTGTAATTATGCTTACTAGACCTGCGAGTTGGACTACATATTTTAATAAACCTTTTTTAGAAAATTGCGATGTCTATATCTATGATGATAATGATAGTTTGTTAGTAGATAAGACTTATATAAATAAATACTCTTGGAAAGGCGAGAGTTCTTTTGTTTGTAATTCAATGCCTGTCGATGAAGCGACACTCGTTATTCGTGGGTGGTCTAAACTTTCTTCAACCAAAAAGACATATCTAACTACTATTGGAAATATGGTATCTATCGGGTATGTTATCGGTGGCGATGAGAGTGGTTGGCGAGTTATGTATATTAAAGATTTTAATTACGATACCACTAACCTTTTAATGACTATCAAGTTTAGAGGCAAACTTCAAGGAATGGCTAACAAAACAAGCGTTCAAATGAATGTGCCTGTGCAAAACGCTACCGAAATAGCAACCCAAATAGACCAATACTTTTCTTACGAGGGAAATAGCGACTTTATACTTAATTATGTGCCTAGCAAAATTACCGAAGCACAAACCTTTCAAAATCTCGCTTTAACTTTATGTGGCGGTTTAAGAAACAAAGGCGAAACCACAAACCTTGAAATTATCTCATACCCAAATGCGACTTTGACTTTTAATAAAAGTAATATCTTTAATCGTGTTAAATACTATTCAAGTGATATTTCAAGTAATGTGGAAGTATTAGGAAGTTATGTAATAACAGGTGCGGGCGTTAGTAAGACCTATTTAGGTCAACATAACACAAGAACAAATCAAACGACCACCTTTAATTTGGAAAACGATTACTATGTTAATTTTACAACTACACAAGAAAGCCCCGCTTCGCCACAATATTTAAGAACTTTCACTATATTTAACGACAAATTGGTGTTTTCTACGACCCAAGTGGCTTTATTGCTTGGTGTTAATGCGGACTATTTAAGATTAGAGCAAAGCCAAAATCAAGGTTATACGACTATTTCTAGTTATTTCTTCTATAACACTAGCGGTCAAAAGAGTAAAGTTCAACAATACGCAAGTGCTTATTATAGTTTCAATTTATTAGCCGAGTTTGAATGTCGTATAGACCCTTGTTTAGAACCATTAGATTGTATTTACACAAATGGCGAATACATTTTACTTGAAAGCGTATCAATCGAGTTTAATGGGGCTTTTAGAGGAAAAATTATAGGAAGAAAGCAAACCAAACTTTTCCCACCTTTGATTAAAAACATTACTTACAGCGGAAGCGCATATAGTTTTGAAATCTATAACCCAAACCCTGTAAGAATAACTTGTTTTATTAAATACGGGCAAAACCAAACCGCAAGCGTTTTAATAAGTGGAAGTTTATGGAATGGAAGATTAAATAGTTATGCTTCTATTACTATTAGTAGTTCAAATTGCCCCGATTTAGATGATAGTTTTTATGATAAATATAGGGGTTTATTACAAGATGATGTTTATGTTTATTTTACCGAGTTTGCGATACACCCCTCTTTAACACAAAGCGAAATTGCGGTAGTTATTGAGGAAGATTAATAAATTATAAGTATATAATTGATTATTTGTATAAATGATTTACAATTAAAGTAGATAAATAGGTATCTATAAAAACACAACAGGGTGTCATACGAAAGTAGGCACTCTTTATTTATATTCGAGGAAAGGAGGAAACCCTATGGATATTACACAAGCAACTATTACGATAGGAAGCATTATTGCGGTTGTTGGTGTGGTTGTGGCAGTTCTTAATTTCTTTGCTCAACGAAGAAAAAATGACAAAGGCGATGAAGCAAGATTAGTGAGAATGGAAACCATGCTTGCTCAAATTGTGGAAAACACAAGCGACTTGAAAACCAAAGTTGATAGCCACGACAAACTACTTACAAAGCACGAAAGTAAAATCAGTGTGCTTGAAGAAAGAATGAAAGCCAAAGGGGGCAAATAAATATGCAGGTAGAATTAGTAATTACGCTTATTCTATTGGGCGTTTCAATCGTTAGTGGCGTGGTCGCAATCGTTGTCGCATTAGTGCGTGGCGATATGAAATTATTTATCGAAAAGATGATGATTGAAGCCGAACAAAAAGACTTAACAGGCGAAGAAAAACTCAAATATGTATTAGAAGCCGTTAAGAAAAAACACAAGGTTTTAGAGATAGTGATGAATGTTCAAAAGTTTGTAGAACACATCATAGTCTTATCAAAACAAATAAATGCTAAATAGGAGGAAAAAATTATGGCAGAAATAAGATATGGCGTTTCCAATGCTATGTATGAGGTTGACAACGATGAAATCGAAAGTTTACCACAAGAATTATTAGAAAGTTTAGATTGTGGCGATACCATCGTTAAACGCACAGGAAATATGAAGCATTTATATCGTGTTTCATACAAAGAAGCAGGCGTTGGTCTTTGCTTCACTTATTGTGCTTGTGGCTACATCGAAACTATCTCTTATGACAAGACCGATGGTGTTTGGGTTTTCAACTCAAAAGATGTTTGGCAAGCCGAATAATTAAATTAAAAACTACGGGGGTGTAATGCCCCCTCTTACTACAAGAAAGGAAAAAATTATGTTTATTATTGATTTTAGAAACAAAATTGTTAGCGAATATCGTTTTTCAGTAATGGGCAATAACAATGTAGATGTAGTGCGCTTTTATAGTGCATTTACTCAATATGCAAGCAATACTTCCATTTATCTAAAAGTTGAAAGTGTTGATAATGACTATGTAGATAAAATTGCTATTGCAAGTGAGAACATTAGTATTGAAGAAGATACGCTAGTTTGCAAATGGACTATGGGTATAGTTTCTACCCAATGTAAGAAACTTCGTTTGCAATTACAATTTGAACAGGGCGAAAACATTATCGCTCAAACAGGTATTGTTAATTTAACATTAGCCGACACAATCAATGTTGATGAGTTGATACCCGTTATCTACCCACAAGTATTAAAAGAATTACAAAACCAAATTGATACATTAAAGGCGGAAAGTTATGCGAGTGCTTCAATGTCATACGCAAACGATACCTTATCAATGGTTTTCAAAAACAAAGACAATGAAACCTTAACAAGTTTACAAGTGTCTATCCCAACCAAAAATAAAATGGAAGTGCTTGAAATTACCGAGCAAATGACAATCGAGGAAGCATACGCTATTGTAGGCGACAAGCCATTTATCGACTATGATTTGAAAATCGTTAAGTTAAGAAAGTATGATGAAACAAGGTATCTCGTTGAAGTTTGGGCTACTGACCGCTTTGGCTATGCTACGGGTCAACATGGCGACTACCAATTAAGTGTTGTTATTAGCGATAGCGTTGAATATACCGAATATATTACAAGCGAAAACTTCGATACATACGCAAATGGCAAAGTCGATAAGACTAGCGAGGATAATAAAGTTTACGCTACCAATAATAGTGGCGAACAAATAACTATTGATGTCGATTATGGCATTACCAATGAGGGTAAAATTGTTCGTAGAAGTGGTAATAGTGGCGAAACCGACCAAATCTATGTGCCTCTTACCCCAACACAAAACGGACACGCAACAAGCAAAAAGTATGTTGATGATTTAGTCCAAACAATTAAAGAAAATCACATCGTGCCTGTCAATACAAGCACATACCCAACTCTCAATGACTTCTTGGCAAGCACAGGCGAGGAGGGAAACATTTACATCTACCCCAAAGATACAAGCGACCTTTCAAAAGGTTATTTGATGTATGTTTGGGAGGGCAACGCTTGGGTTTATCTTGGCGACACAAACATTGATTTGAGTGGCTATCCAACCAAGAGTGGAAATGAAACTATTAGTGGCGAATGGACTTTCGATAGTGGTTTTAGAACTGAATATATTAAGGACAAAAGCGGAAACAATCGTATTAGAATTGGCAGTGGTGAACTTTATTGCTATGCGAACTATCTACCCGATAGCAACAATGTTAGAGATTTAGGCAGTTCAAGTTATAAATGGAAAGACCTATATGTAGGTGGAAAAATTACTTTTGGTAGTTATCTCAATGCTACAAGTGATTTTGATTTCTATGTTGCGGGAACGCACAAAATACGACTTGGCACAACCACAATTAGACCTGCGACAAACAATTCATTAGATTTAGGTAATGCTACTTACAAATGGCGTAATCTTTATGTAGGTCGTATTTATGGTGCAACTTATGATTTTGCCGTTGATAGTGCTTATGCTTTATTATATGGCTCATATACAACCAATAATGCTTTAACTGAATTAAGTTATACATTGATAAATGTATGCTCAAAGAGTGCGGACACAACCTTTACTCTTGCTTCCGCCCCAACAGGTTGCTACCCCGAATACAAAGCCCTTATCACAAATAGTGGTGCTTCATCTATTGTTTTAACATTCACAGGTGTTAGCACAATTCTATGTAATGATGACAATATCGCAATTACCAATGCGACAAATAGCACACTCGTATTACCAAGTGGTGTAAGCATAGAGTGTTCAATTCTAAATGGAAAAATGGTGGCAATTAACTTTGCTTCCAATTAAGGAGGGTTTCTCATGTCTTTAAGAAGAAATACCCTTTTATCATTGGTCGCCAACTCTTACAAATGGCTACCATACTCATACGAATATCTTTTTCACAATTTGATACCTGAAAAAATTGCGACTTTTAATAAGTGGAATGAAGAAGTTGAAGTTGGTGGTTTCAACACTTCAACAAGCACTTTTATTACAGGTGGAAGTGGCTACCTTATTTCAACTTCATATTCTAGGTGTTTACCAAACAAAATGTATCACATTGAAGCACCATACAATATCAATTCCTATGGTTTATTTGTGGTTTTCTACGACCAAAACTATACATTGATAGAAAGAAGTGGCTATTACGCAAACATAACATCGCCAAGTCATGCGTGCTATTTTAAGGTTGCTATACCAACACAATATTATGGTAGCACTACCTACAACCACGATATTTGTATCAACGAAAGCAACGCAAATCTCAACGGAACATACATGCCCTACAAACCTCGTAATGTGAAAGACAAAAGCAAAGTTGTCAAAATTGAGGGCAATAGCGAAGTGGTAAATCAACTAATAGAAATACCTGCTACTGATATTTCAATTAGTAATTTTTATGGTGTTGATTTTACTGATAATAGAAATGGAACATATCTCGTTAATGGAACAGCCACAGGTAGCAACTCATACTTTACTTATGCTAGAAAAGACTTAAAAGCAAATCACAAATATCTATTATTTGGTTGTCCTGCTGGTGGTAGTTCATCTACATATATGATGTGTTTTAACACTTCGTTGGGTGCAAATGTTTCTTTTGATTATGGTAATGGTGTCATTTATACACCAACAGCCGATGACCAATTTGCTATGAACATTCGTGTTGTTCAAAATGGAAGTGTGAGTAATAAATTATTCACACCCCAACTTATAGACCTAACCCAACAATACCCCTTTGATACCCCAACAACACTTACGGACACTCGTGTTCAAAACATTATTCGCAAAGGTTATATACCTTACAACACAGGCGAAATCAAAGATACGGACATGGGTGGAAATGTAAGTAGAAGTTTTAATATATGGAATGAAGAATGGCTTAATGGCTATTGGAACCAAGCAAATGGAAACTTCGTTAGTAATAGTGATTATGTGTGTAGTAAAGACCCAATTAGAGTATTGCCAAATACTGAATACTATTTCTTATTTAATAAATCATTTAGTAGCAGATATGCCAATATTCTATTCTACAAAGATACTGAATATATAGGAAAAACAGTAGTTGACTATGACCATTACTGGAAGTTTACAACACCAAGTAATTGTAATGTAATTAAGTTCTATTGTAATGATACATACGGAAGTGTTTATACTAACGACATTTGTATCAACCGCAGTTCTTCATTGAACGGAACATACAAACCATTTGATGACTTCGTTGACCTAGCACACTTCAACCCAATAGACATCAATGGAATACATGATGAGTTCAAAGCACTTGATAATGGCAATTTGTTTAGAAAGAAAACATTAAGAGTTGATTTAGCGACATTGAGTTGGACAAAAGTTGACATTGGAACAAATGTTTGGTGGTCGACAACTATTAGTGGAATGAAGTATGTTTCTTCCAATACCGAAGTAGGTAATGCTATTTCTAATAATTACACAATTAGAAAAGCGCAGGGTTTTAGCACAAGTGTAGCAGGTGAAATGGCTATTGACACAAGTGATATTAAGATAAATACAGGTAGTTCAACCACACAACCTAGTGGCACACTTGACTACGAACTCGCAACCTACCAAACCACCAACATGCCTTTAAGACATTTAGGAATGGTTAAGTTAAAAGATTTAACATGGGAAAAATTAGGAACAAGCCCTAACTTCCGTTTCCAAGCAAGTGTTAGCGGTTTTAAGAAAACAAGTGCGACTACTGATATACCACATGTTTATTGTTCTCAATACACGAATGTAGCACAAAGTAATTGGTATAGTTATGACAAAGTTATATTTGCTATGACCAATGAAACAAACATTGATATTAAAGACACACAATATAACGATTACACTGCCGACCAATTCAAAAATCACTTTACCGATGATGACTACCTTTACTTTGAAACCGCCGACATTACCGATGAAACCGACATACTCACATATACAGGCACATTACCTTTCGCCTATCAAGGTAGTGGTTTTGGCACTTCCCATGACACAATGGAAATTACCGATACGGAAGTTGTGTTTACTAGGAATAATTGGTGGGTAGATTTTAGCAAAGGTAGTTGGGGAGAGATTACAAGTGCTAATGGAAACTTTTGGAGTGCTATATTTACACAACCAGCAGGTAAAGAAAATGGTTATGAATTAAATACAAAAGGTTATTCTCTTGGCAACCCATTCGCAGTTTCAACCGATAAAATAGTGCTTATTTATAAAGATGGCAATTCAAACAATTTAAGAGTTATATTGCGTGATAATTCAATTACCCAAGCAAGTGATATTACAGGAATAGCCAAATATGAAATGCTAACTCCACAAATCACAAGAATACCGAAGAATAAGATAAATAGAGTTGATTTGGGTAGTTTGAATTGGGAATATGTAAGCGATGTTGCTATTTTTAGGGTTAGTATTACGGACATGAAAACAGGAAGTCCAAATGTTTCCGCAAACATTTATTGCCATAAATATAAAACAATTCAAAACTCTTATGCTAGTGGCTTGTCTGGTCAAAATGGTTGTTGTAATGTTGGTATAGCAAATACAATGTTTCAAGTTTGTGATACTGCTTATACCAATGCTACCGATTTCAAAAACGCAGTCAAAGGTCAATATCTCTACTATGAAACCACCAACGAAAGCACCTTACCTGACACATTTTCAATTCAAGCATGTGGAGAAGTGAGTAGTTATGCGTTTGAGTGGGTGGAAAATCAACAAGTGAGTTTAACTAGCACATCTTCAAATGTGAAAAATGTTGATGTTGTATCTAATGGGGAATACTTAACATTTAATGGAACACCAAATGACACAGGTGGGAGATTAAACTTTACATCATTTTTCAACACAATAGGTTTTGTTAATAATCACAAATATCTAGTGTTCTTTAATAAAGATTTATCAACTATCGACTTGTCTTTCTTCATTCAAAAGAGCGACAACACTATAAAAGCAAGTTTTTCAAGTCAAGCATATTTGTATAGTTGCGATGAAACATTTAGTAATGCTAAATTAGGGTTTAACTTTAACTCTACTTCACAAGCATACAATTATGAAAAAATAGTAATAAATATCGTTGACCTCAATGTTGCTTTCCCAAGTGGCGATATACCAACAAGCACAAGTGATAGTCGTATTCAAACGATTATTGAAAAGGGCTACATACCAACGAACACAAGTGGAACTTTGGTGTTTGAAGAAACGGAAGTGTTGCCGAATGAAGTGTTCAAGGACAGGTGTAAGTAATATGTATAGTCTAACTAGAATGTTTCAACTTTGTGCCTTTGAGATTAGGTATGAGGAAATTGGTAGCGATGTTGATTATGCTACTAAAACCGATAGGCAAAATAACATTTTATACATTTTTTTCAAAGGTAGCGATAGCGATGTAGATTGGCGTGAAAACTTTGATTTTGTAGAGAAAGCATACGGCATTTTCAAAGTTCATCGTGGCTTCTATCGTTGCTACTACCAAGTGCGTTCAATTCTATTAGATAAGATTTACGCTAACAATTATGATAAAATCGTAGTCGTTGGTTATAGTCATGGTGGCGCATTGTGTGGTTTAGCGACACAGGACATTCGTTATCATTTCCCTAAACTAGATGTTAAAGGTTATGGTTTTGAAGCCCCACGCTTCGTTAAAGTAAGCAAGAAACTTAAATACATGTTCGATGACTTTATGGTTATTAGAAACGGAAATGACCTTATTACACACTTACCACCTAAAATCTTTGGGTTTAGTGATGTAGGCACAATGTTAAAAATTAAAGGCGATACTTCACTCGTTAAGAACAAAGCCCCAAAGTGTATTAAGTATCATTACCCCCAATGTGTGCTTGATGGCTTGCTTAAATACGAAAGTGTGAAAGAAAAAAGCGAAGAAAAAATGGAAAAGAGTGAAAAGAAATAGGGCTAAAATTATCAATTATAACTATGTTATATGGCTTTATGGAAAGATAAGGAAAAGTCAACCATTTCTTCCCATCTTCTCGACCATTGATTATTAAGGTAGATTATATCTACCTTTTTTATTTTTGAAAGAAACTTTGAAAGAAAAGTGAAATAAGTAAGAAAAAACCACCCAAGCGACTAGGTGGTTAGAAAGCGAGATTTGAAAGATGAAAACGACTTACTTTCAAACTCATAATTATATTACTATTATAAGAACTTTTTAGCAATACTATTATCTAAATGACTACAATATGTTGAGAGATATATATTCACACTATGACCCATTGTTTTAGCACAATAAACGACATCGCTAATCGTTTCGCATTTCATCGCCATTTGATAACACTTGGTATGCCTACCTATTTCATGGCTTGAATAAAGAGGAATGTTTGCCTCTCTTTCATAATGTTTTAATTTACGCTTAAAATCGGTATGTGATAACTTAAATAATCTTCCCTGCTTCAAATTATTGTTGTCGATATAAACGCTCGTTAAATTGGCTATTTCATCATTGAGTGGTATTTCTCTATAACTATTAGAAGTTTTAAGCGTGTCGGTAAGTTTTCCATTAGTAAGCAGTTGTCTTTTTATTTTTATTTTATTATTAGTTCTATCAAAACAATCGACACACAAACCAAGAAACTCGCTAATTCTAGTGCCTGTATATGTAAATAATTTGAACATAACATAATCTTTATTAGTATGGTCTATGGCATTAAAGAACTTTTCCATTTCGTTTTGAGGAACAACTCGCTTTTCGTTTTGAACGATTTTAGACACTTTAATTCGTTGATAGATAATTCTTATGTCCTCATACATTTCGTTGCTTATTCTTTTTGTTAAATAACAAAAATGGCTATATTCGAGGAAAGACTTTACTAGGTTTGACTTTTTCCTATCATTAAAATCTTTATTTTTGACAATATCGTTATAAATTATCTTCAATCTATTAACATTAAAAATTGTGGTAAGCGGTTGATTTTTGAAGATGATACACCAATAAGTATTGAATTGACTTTTTGTTTTTTTCAAACTATCGGCTCTTAATTGCTTGGCTCGGTATTCATAAAACTCTTGTAGTGTTGCTTCAAAAAGATTTTCGTTTGTGTAAAAGTGGTGCGACCTTTTCCATTTATCTATCTCATAATCATAATTATCATCGGCTTCTTTTTTACTATTAAAGCCACGAATAGTGCAGGTATGATAGTCGCCATTTACTTTTATCTTGGTAGAAATATACCATTTGCCATCACTAGACTTATATATACCCTTTCTCATAATTATTTCCTATCTATAAAATAATCTCTAATAAATTGACCTATTTTTTGTAAGTCATCATCGGTAAGTCGGTCTAATAAGTCATTTATTTCACGCTTTTTTCCGTTCGTTGTTGGTGGGTATCTATCCATTTCAACATCATCATATCCCATTAACCAAACTTCGCTAACTCTCAAATATCGAGCAATTTTAGTGATGGCTTCTTGCTTTGGCTTATACTTTCCTTTTAGGTAATTTGATATTAAAGGTTTTGATATGCCTGTATTATTAGATAAATCTATCGCCCTAATATCCCTAATATTCATCGCTTCTCTTAATCTTTCGCTAAAACTTCCTGCTAATTTCATACACAAATCACTTCCTACAATTTAATGATATATCATTGTCGTAAAAAAGTTAAGAAAAAGTAAAAATGTTGTTGACTTTTGTTTTACTGCTAATTTACAATGTAATCACAAGTTAAGAAAAACTTAATTATTTGAAAGCGAGGAATGACAATGAGTAGCAAAAAAGAGTTATCCCAAAACCCTTTATTCAACCAAATTATTTTACAATGTGGAAGCATTGAAACATTTGCGAGTGAAATGGGTATGACAAAACAAGGTGCTTATAAGAAAATAAAAAACCTTAAAAAATGGACTATTGAAGATATTGAAAAAGCAAGACTTGTTTTACATATTAATAATGTTATTGAGTTTAGCCGTATTTTTTTTGAATAAGAGTTAAGAAAAACTTAACTAGCAGGTATCGTTATGAAAAGAGATGAACTGATAACTATAACACTTAATAAATTACCTTTTGGAATTGAAC